CTGCACACCCCAAAAATCTGCTGTGATGTTTTGTATGCCCAGCGATCCAGTTCGGGAATTGAATGTAGAACCAGCAGATGTCCAGAAGTTCAACTGGAAATAATCATCCCCTGCCGTACCCAACGTCTTTCCAGAAATAGAGGGGACAGAAACCGTGAACCGAAAACGTGTCCATGATGTAGAAAGTGTCGCTTGGCCTACATAAGTATTGACGGGCGACGATGGCGACCCACCAGTACCAAAACCCTGTTCCAGTTCAATGGCAAGTTTCGGCGTTCCAGATGAGGCTTTTGCCCAAAACGAAACCGTGATTTCTTGACCTGCAAATGTCCGTACAGATTCCATTCTTTGGTTGAAAATGCACAGATCCCCAGACGCACTTTGGCTTGCCGTTACGACCCGAGCAAAATTTGTCGGCTCATACCCAGTAATAGGGTTACCAATGGTAAATGTCTGAGCAGAATATGTGACCGTTCCGCCAGAAAAATTGAAACGCCACCGATCAAAACCGTATTGACCACTTGTAAGAGCGACCCCGCCGACTTGACCCGATGAGTTCAACCCACGTTGGTTGATTCTGAAATCACCGTTGATAATTGCGTTTCTGAAACCTGACAATGGAGAGTAAGCCAGCCCATTGGTCGCAGTTGAGTCTGCGACTACAGCATGGCCGTCCGTACCCACCGCAAGACGAGCAACCGTGTCAGCCGCTGAGCCAACCAGCAGATCGCCCTTGGCATCGATGACCGTGTTCTGTGTATCAGCAACCCACTTGAGGCCAGTCGTTTCACCCGAGGCGGCAACAAGCCTATGGTTGTTTGTGCCGACACCGAGACGTGCCGGATCGGACCCATCATTGGAAACCAAGTCACCCTTGGTTGTCATGGTCGAGGCAAGCTTGTTCGCCTGGTCAGCGTCAACCGCCGTGAACACGGGGTAGCAGGTAGCACCAGCATCGTGGCTGGCGGCCAACGTGCCGTCCACACCACGGGTCACCGACGACAGCGAGCCGGTCGTCCTCGCCCCGACGAACACCTTCTCTTCGGTGGACAGACCTGGGTCAATGACCATGTAAAAGCCACCGCCAGCCGTTGCAGGCCAGCCCGTGGTCGTACCGCTGATCGAGAATGACGTGGCAGAGCTGTTGATCGTGGACGACAAGGTGCAGGCTGCTGCCCCTCCCGCATACGAACGCCGTGTAGGTAGTGCCATTTCTCTCCCGTTAGACCGATCTCATGGTAACAATAGCAGTCCCCTCAAACACGTTGCCTCGCTCGACCACGTCATACTGCTGGAAATCAACCTCTTCCACGATGACGGAATACTGGTCAGACCCCTCTTGGTAGTTGACGACGCGGGGATCCGAGATGAGGCCACGGAGTTCCTGCAACTCTTCTTCCACGTCAAAGAAGTAGTCCGACCCCCAGCGGTTGATGACGCTGTGGATCAGCACCGGAACACGGAACACCTCAGAGCGGGCGGGGGCTGCGTAGGCTCGAGCCATCCAGCGGGTCATCGTCGGGCCGACGGCCCCCGAGTCACGGTTCAGCGTGAACTTGAGGCGGGCCTCAATGAACTTGGTCTGCGGCGGGTTGCTGGTCGATTCATAACTGAGCGGGACGATCTGCCCCGACAGCACCGAATACGCACCACCGTCAAACGAGATGGACGGGATGATCGTGCCGTACAACTGGCGGGAGCGGGTGTCAATCTTGGCGATGAACTTACGGTCGGGGATACCCCATTGGTAAGTGCCAGTCGTCAGCTCGCCCGAAGCCACCAGGTTGGCGGAATCCTCGGCGATAACCCCGACACCCGAAACGCTGAACACGGCCTTGTCGTTGAAGATCGCCACCGACAACACAGTTGCCGTCGAGGCGTACATCAGATCCGTCGCATACGCAGGCGTGTTCGCACCCGTAAAATTGGCAAGATCCAGCCGACCGAGACCACCAGACGTGCCGTCGTAATTCGTCAGGGTGTACCACACAAACCGGTCATCGGCAGCGATGTCGTACACAGGGCTGGTTGTCGGGATCAATGCACCCGCAACAAGGTTGGCGTTGGAGTCGGTGGTGCAGTAACGGATGCCCTTGTTCGTGCCAAGCAGAATGAACCCGAGATACCCGAGGATGCTGGTCGGGTATTCGCCCGTCGGTAGTTCCAGCGCAACAATCGGATTCTCGAGTGTCGTGCCGTCGCTCTTCAGCGACAGACGGTAAACCACGCCACGGTCGGTGTTTCGACCCGCAACATAGACAGCGTTCTGGCCACCCGTGATGCCGGCGCAGACAAAAGCCTGGTTGGCGAACTCCGCCACCGCCGTACCGTGGCTCGTTGACGTGGCATAGGGGATGATGTGGACGTGGCTGTCAGCCGTGTCGTTGTGGAAACCCAGCACGAAACCCTTGCCGAAGCCGAGCTTGGTGTAGTTGTAGGTTCCGCCCGAAGTCGCGTAGTGGGCTGCCACCGATGCACCACCAACCGCACCCATGTAGATGCCAGAACTTGCGTACGCAACATAAACCTGCGAGCCGTCGGTCGTGATGTCATTGATCGCAGCAGCCGGTCCACCCGTCACCGTCGTCCACGACGGGGTTGAAGCGTAAGGATCCTGCGTGTATTTGAGAGTCTGGTTGTCCCCGACATACAGGTAGCCGTTGACCTCGATCATCGGCAAGTTCGTGGCAGCAGAAGTCAACGCAGACTTAGTCGCATTCAAGAGCGACAACTCGCCCTTTGTCCAGACGTTGATGCCCTTAGACTCGTCAAACCGATACGCAACCGAATCCGCCACATCGGCCCGACCCTGCCCAGCACCCAAATGCCACGAAGCCTCACCACGCCGCCACAAGCCACCCGTCGAAATGGACGACTCGCCAGGGGCCGTAGAAATGTCCTGCGAATCACGGACACGCTGCTCGAATCCGCGAGCGTACTGGCCCGATTTGACATCGACCATGTACGCACGACCGTTGATCGCAACAGGAAACACGTCAGGAACAAGGGTCGCTGAAGGCTTGCCCGTAAAGAACGCTTCAGCGGGCGAGAACCTGACCGTGAGGTGATTCGTGAACGGCGTAGCCACGTTACGCCTTCGTCATCAGCGTCGGGTATTGACGCGCCAACCTCATCGCTTCAGCCGTGATGCGGTCACGACGCAACCGCATGAGAGCCTGCATCGAGTTACCGACAGCACCTTGCGGAACCTCATCCGCTCGGCGCGTGTCCCCTTGTGACTCTGTGAAATTGCGCTTGATTTCCCTCGGCGACATGAGACGAATCTGTACACCCAACGCCAGAATGTCATCGCACGATGCCGGCACACCAGCCGCCGTGGTCACGTCCTGCGATTCGGCAGTCAGCGCGGTGAACGGCGACTTGTAGACAATCCGTAGACGACCAGCCAGCACGGCTTGGTCCATCCGCAACGCCACACCAGTCGGGAAGTCGTCGGTGGGAACGTCACGCATGAGACGGAACCGCTTGACTGGAATGTAATCGTCGGTCAGATACCGCACAGACACCGAGATGATGTCCTGAATGTTTGACGTGCCAGTCAGGTCGATCATCGTGTCCGAACCGTTGTAGTCCAAGTTCAGCGACGTGACCTTGAACAGTCCGTTCGTCGGCGACGACAGATCGGCGAGTTCGTCGTTCAGAGCCTCAAGCGACTGGTTGCGCGGAAACCGAGGATTGACCGTCACCAACGCATTGGCATCATGTGTGGCGGCAGTCGTGCCGTTGAAACCACGCTCAACAGTTGCAGACTTCGTGCCAACCGAAACCGCCCAGACGTAGAACAGTTCCGAGTCAATCTCGAACACCTGGCCTTGACGAATCCCCTCAAGGTCGTAGGAAAACGTGACCGTGTCGGTGGATGCGTTGATAGAGGCCGCAAGCTTGTTGCGGGACTCAACCGTCCCCGACAGGAGTTGCCTGTTGGCGCGGGTAATGATCGTGGCGGCTGTGGTCACTTCTTCTTCTTGCGGGCCTGCGTCAAGGCGATGGCAACAGCCTGCTTCTTGGACTTCACAACCGGACCACCCTTGCCAGAATGGAGGGTTCCACGTTTGTACTCGCCCATGACCTTCTGGATCTTGGCCGCTTTGCCACGCATCGACTTAGCCATCACTTGCCCTTTTTGGCGGCCTTCTTCTTGCCGTACTCCATCATCCGTTCCTTCTTGCCCTCCATCTTTTCATGGCGCATCTTGGCGGACTTGGACTTGTACTTCTCACCTTTTGCAGACATGGGGCTGATCCTACCCCATCGTCACCAAGCTTTGCAGGACCAGTAGCGAGCCTTGGTCTTGGGGCCAGGATCTGCACAGTTATGCCTCGCACGGAAATTAGACCGGCGACCAGGCTGGTTCTTCTTGATCGTCATGTTCGGATCCCCGAAAGTGACCCGCTTGACCTTGCCACCGTCCGAAACGTAGACCACGGATTTCTTGCGTCCGTAACTCGGCTCCCCCTTGCGGATCGGGCGTGGCTTGTTCAGGCTGACTTTCTTGCCTTTGTACTCAGCCATCACTTACCCATCCGTCGAGCGGCAGCATTGTCCACAAGGTTCGGGTATGGCCGCCCAGCTTTCTTCGCCCGAGACTTGGCAAACGCCTTCTGCTTCGGGGTGAGCGGAGTCGATTTCTTGTTCGGGTTCTTCGTATCCCAAAAGGCTTTTTTCTGCTTCATGCGACCTCCACGACACCTGCATCGTACAACACTTGATACTGACCGTCGGTTATTTTCATTTCTTGCCCCTTGGCCATGCGGATTCGGGCGTTCCCGATGGTGGCATCTATCGGTTTAGTTGCCCGCACCGGCAACATGACAGGCAGATCCTGCACCGTGGCTGTGGGCAACTTGTGTCCTTTGGGGACAGCCGACACCAGTTGATCCACAGCCCGTCCCCAAGAAAACTGATCAACTTTGGGGACATTCTTCATGGCCTGCTTGCGATACTTGGTGGAGTTGTCGTAATGATCCTTCATCAATTCGCACAACTCGTCCAGATTTGGCTCGTCCCAGTACCCGTAACTACTGCTCGGCCTCTTCTCACAATTTAGTTTTCCAGTTGCAAGATGTGAGAACTGGATCTGTCCGGTCGTCAGACTGACAATCGTCGGGATGCCCATAGCAATCGTCTGCAATGGCATCAGCCCGAAACCCTCGCCTCGAGCAGCGGCGATGAAACAGTCAGCCTCAGCAAACCAGCGGCATTTCTCGTCTTGGGTCATCCATTGGCGGTCAAAATAAATGTTTGGCCCGAGCGACCCAGTCGGGACATTACGGGCGTGAGGGGCAATCTTGATCCGTAGATCGGCATCGGGCAAGGCCAACCTGTTGAACGCCTCGACCACAACGTCCAGCCCTTTTCGCAGCCAGAGACTGCCGCCGGCGCGAAATTGGAATCGATCCACACGCGGGACATCCAGCGGATGGTACTCAGTCGTATTTACGCCGAGTGGTACGACGGTGGTAATTGGATGCCACTTGCCAAACACTTCACGATCATGCTCATTGGGGACGATGACCTGGTCAAATAGATTCAACCCGAACCGAAAAACCGGTGGCAGTTCGGTCGTCTCCCACATCGTGAACAGAACACGATGCTGTCCTTTCAACGCTCGCTGGAACAACTGTGGGATGCCCATGTAGACAACAACCGATGCAGATTCGTCCAGCGTGACTGACGGCGGAACATGGTTGATAAACCCCTCGTACATTGCCCCGTAGCCGTATCGGCTATCGGTGATTCCCCTCCAATGTTGATAGTTCATTTGTCAGGCAGGATGCCAGTTTCTACTTGCCACGGTTCTTTCGCACGACGCTCCACTTCGGCGGCCCCATCGATTTTCTTTGGTTGCAGACCGTTCTGACGTAGACGTTTGTACGCCGGCATATCCTTGTGCCAGCCTCGTTCACGCTTGTTGATTTCATCAACAACCGCGCCGCGACTTGTCGTCGTATTTGCACCCATGCGGATGCCAGCAACCTTGCAACCAAAACAACCCTCCACGTCCAGGTCAGGATGCACTTCTTGATGTTTCACGTTATGTAAGCCCCGTATCCAGCAGCAGTCAGGTCGGCGACCTCCTGCTCGTCCACTTCGATGTCGTGACCCCCATAGTAGACCTTGGCAATCAAGTCGGGATCGGATGGCTGGCCGTCGGTGTACGTCCCGTCAACAAGCTTGTAGATGTTGCGACCTCGAGCAGCGTTACGAATGTGGTAGCCGATCTGGTTGGCGAAACGTTCATCGAGGGAAAGTGGGAAGTTCCCACTCGGATCTTCTGGCAGTACGAATGCCACAAAGTTGTCGGTCGGTGGTCTGAATGTAGCCATTAGGTGATGTACGCTCCGTAGCCCGCTGCGGTCAATTCTCCCACTTCGGTGTCATCCAAGAAGATGTCGTGACCACCGTAGTAGACCTTGATCACCAGTTCGGGCCGGCGAGGATCCGTCGTCGTGTACGTCCCGTTCGTCAGCTTGTACAAGTTGTCCGCCCGCAAACCTTTCGGCGTGAAAGAAAACAGTCGATCCGCATCGGACTCGCCGAGCCTCTGGGCATAGCCAACCTTCTGCTTGGCGGGGACGCGGAAAATCCGAGACTTGACCCACACCGCCGTGCCGGACCCGTTGCCCGTGTTCGTCCCCGACACCCGAACGACTCTCGCCCCTACAACGACCTGTGTGCCTGCCCCAGATCCCGTAGCGGTTCTTGGCGCAATATGTAGCCCAGACGCAGCAGACGAGCCTACAGAGGCGTTAGAAGCCGTTCTGGGGGCAATGTGCAGCCCGTCAGCAGCCGATGTGCCAGTCCCCGACCCTGTGGCCATCCTGGCTCGAGTCGAAGAACCGTCCGCTGTTGCCGACCCAGTCCCCGAACCCGTGGCTGTACGGATGACAACGATGACCTCAACAGACGATGACGACCCAGTCCCCGAGCCAGTAGCGGTACGGGCATAGACGATGGCCCCGACAGCCGTGCCTACACCCGTACCCGACCCCGTCGCTGTACGGACACGAATGTAATCGCCATCCGCCGCCTGCGTCCCCTGTCCAGCACCCGTCGCAGTACGCGGCGAGATGTGTAGACCTGTTACCGAATCCGATCCTGTGCCGGACCCCGTTGCAGTCCGTGGAGAAATGTGTAGACCTGCAACGGTTGCAGAACCCGTACCCGAGCCTGTAGCGGTACGCGGGGCGATATGCACCCCAGTAGCAGACTGCGTCCCTGCACCCGAACCAGTCGCGGTGCGGAACTTGATGACGACATTGACCGTCGTCGCCGAACCAGTACCAGACCCTGTGGCGGTACGGTCCTTGATCGGGCCGAGATAAAACTGCCCGCCATTGACAAACCCGAAGGTGAAGTCTGTGAGCCTGTCGAGCGGCGAAGCCACCGCCTACCCCGCTAGTCCAGCGACAGCGTCAGCGACGTGATCTGAAAAGTGTCACCCGCCGTGACAGCAGCCGACGTTGATAACGCACCCGACCAGAGGCAGTTACCCGTGCTGGCATTGTCCCACAACGACCAATGCGTGTACGTTTCGGTCGCAGCCACGTTCGTCCATTCCAACGTCGCAGACGAAGCCAACGAACCGCTCGATGCGGCAGACCACGATACCGACTTGCGGGTCGTCTCGGTTGCAGCGTTCGACGTGCCAGCCTCACCAGGGTCGCCGGTGTGCAACTTGACGTACGTCGTGGTGACAGCAAACGACTGATTGCGAAGCGTGTCAAGCAGAGCGTTTTCGGCGTAGTTAGAAATCGACATGGGTTACCTCGGTCGTGATAATAGCAAAAGCCCCCCGCCGAAGCAGGGGGCTTGCCACACGGGCCTGACAGTCGAAACCGTCAGGTGAGTTGAGCCGTGTTACGCGTTGGTCCCGATGGACGAAGCCGACTCAATGCGGCGGAGGCTTGCCTCACGGAAGCGTCCGTAGCCGCCGAGCCAGTACCAGCCAATCGGCTGGAGGCGCATGAGAAGGTCGGTCACGTTGCCGCGAACGATCTTCGGCATGGAGCCGTTGCCATCGGTGATGCTGTGTGCCTTGGCGAGAGCCTGACGGCCCATGATGTGGGTGCAGTACACGTCCACCGTGCCAGCCGAACCCGATCCGTCCGAGGCGTTCGTGAACACCTTGGCGCGGGGGGTTTCGATGAAGCGGACCGACTCAAACGTGCCGATCTCGCCCTGGTAGAAGGGCATCGCCGTGGTGTACTGAACCGAGCTACGGAAGCCAGCCGCGTCGGTCGCCGAACGGAAGTCGAACGACACGTCGGGGTGGATGTAGCCGATGTACGAACCGTTGAAGGTTGCGACATTGGCTGCACGGAGCTGGGCGACGACCTTGCGGACATCGCTTGCCGTGATGGTGTCCTCCGGCTGAACCGTGGTACGGCTCGACGGATCGGTCGATCCACCCGTTGCGTACACGACGTTCGTGCCGCCAGCGAGAACGTCACGGACAACCTGGTCGATCGAGTCGCCAGCGTTGTAACCGATGATGTTCGCAGCAGCAGCGTCAACGTCGAGGAACGACGTGCCACGGAGCTTGGCCGTGGTGACGACAGCGTTGCCGTATTCAGCGAGGGTGACGGTGACCTGCGAGTCGCTCAGAGCGGTCGGGGTAACGTCGGTGACCTCGTTGAGGGTGCTGGTGGCAGCCGCGATGTCCGCGAAAATCGTGAACGTGACGGCAGAACCAGGCATGGACTGCTGGGTCGGCTGCACATCGGCAGCCTGGTCGAACAGAAGTTCCGAACGCAGAGCGAAGTACGCAAGGCGATCAAATGCTGTCTGGTCAACCGAAAGTGAGGAGGTGGTTGTTTCTCCGGCCACTTGGGTTTCCTTTCAGGGTTGAAGTGATTTGGGGGTATTCGCTACCCGAGGGCAGCTCGTGCCTCTGCCATGATCGCTTCGACCTCTGCGGGGGATTCGGCGGCGTTGATTCGTGCGTTCCAATCAACGGGTGCTTGTGCTGCGTTGGCTCCCGCAGCCACCTTGGCGGTGCGGTTCCACGCGGCCTGCTCGTCCGCACTTGCGGACACCGGCGACGGCGGGGCGATCAACTGCGCCTCAATCCCTGCTTCTCGGATGGCATCTGGAGTCAGATCACCGTCGTAGCCTTTGACGAAATACTTGAACTTCGCATCATTCGGGTCGATGCCCGCTTTGATGAAAGCGTTCTCTCGTTTGGCTGCGAGTAGTTCCTCACGCTCTTTTCTCAGAGCAGCGAGTTCCTTCTCCAGTTTCTTGTTGACACTCCGCAAAGGGTTTCGGTCAACAATGTCGTCATCCTCGTAATCGAAGTCATCGATCTGGGACATATGGCACTCTCCTTTTTGCCCTCACCACGGCGGAGGACCGTGATGGCTGCATAGTTGTTGGTCGCCCCTTGTACGCAACCAGCTAGGGGGATTACTGGTCGGTTCCTCCACTCGGGATCGTGAAGAACTTTACACATCAATCGTTGTGTGTGCAACTATCTTGCGCTTCGCCCTCGCAGCATGACGACTTGAGTCCGCACTTGGGGCAACGCCAACGACAACCGACGGGGTCGTACTCAACTCCGCAGCCGTCGCATTCGATCATTCGCCAACCGTCCTCAGACCCACGACACCCTGAGCGGTTTCGGCAAAGCCACCGCCCTGCTGGAACTCCGCCTGCCGGCGACGGCGACGTGTCTCAATTCGCTGACGTGCAGCAGCGTCCAAACCAAACGTCGCGCCGATCTGCTCTTCTTCGCTGATCGCCTGCTCGCCCTGCATGAGCGGCTGGAACAATCCACGCTGTTCAGCAATCGTCGTGAATCCCTGCCTTGCACCGGCAGCGGTGACACCCTCGGCGGCGAGACGCTCGGCCATCGTCGCACCCAACTGGATCCCGCCAGCCTGCTTGGCCGCAGCCGACACCTGGACAGCCTCAGCCTGACGCTTGAGGATGTTTGCACCTCGAGTCGGGTCAAGGAAGTAGGCAGCCAATTGGGCCTCGTTCACGCCGTAGAGGGTTTCCATCTGCTTGATCACGTCTGGGCTGGACTCACGGACAGCAACATAACCGCTGGCTACGCGGTCACGAAGTTCGGTGACATCGACGTTTCCTTCGATCAGTTTCTGGAAATCTGATGTCTCGTCGTAGAACTCCGTCGGGATGCTGTAAGTCTGGAAAATCTTGCGGTAACTATTCTCCATGCCGACATACTCAGACGGGGTTAGTTCCGGCAAGCCTTTGGCGACTCGAGCCGCGTTGCCGGCAAAACGGGTCTTGTACAGATCTGTGCCACGCAACGAGCGAAGGAACTCGTCCTGCGTACCAGTCGGGTTGTCAACGAGAAACTTGTACGCATCGTCGGCAAGGCCGTCCAGACCGTAATCCTTCAGAGCATCGCGCAAAAGCTGCACAGCATCATCAGACGGTGCGGCGGGGGCTGGAGTCTCAACCGGCGCAGGAGTCGGGACCGGCGGCGGTTCTGCTTGTGGGGTTTCGGCAGCGGGGGGCGTTGGGGTTGGGGCGGCCTCCGTGGGCAGCGCAGCCTCAACAGCAGGACGACCAGTCGGCTGGCCGAGGGCAATAGCAGCAGCGGCTTCAGCCTCGGCTGGGGTCATTGTCGCCGTGGGGGCTGCGGGCTGGGCCGTTGCCGTCTGACCGAATGCAGCCAACGACTCGGCAGGCAATGCCGACCAGTCGATGTTGCTGAACGTGTAATCAGTCCTGTCAATGTTGGACATTTACTGCACCTTCCCGAAAGCGCGGAGAATCGTGGATGCGGCGTTTCGTGCCAGATCCTTGGCCTGCTCGGTCTTGCTCCAGCCGTACTGCGTGTCGGTGCGAAGTTTGCGTTCCCACTCGCCCAATGTCATCCGGCGACGGTTTCCCTTGTCGTCGGTGAAATCCAGCGCGGCGCGGAACTTCGGGTCGGCCACGTCCACCATGTCAACCTCGAGAGTCCGAGCAGCGACTTGGTTGTAGGGCTGTGCAATATCTGCAACCGAGTAACCCTGGTCAAGTAGTTCACCAACATCGGCTCCGTAGAGAGACTTGACCTGCTTGAGAACTTGATCACGGTATGACGCAGTCGTCATCTGGCCGGTCACGACATTGGCAATGGACTTGTTTAGGAAATCCGTCGAAGCCTCGTAGCCGTAGTCGGAGTTGATCTTGCGAAGAGTCTGGCCGACAGAACCGAAACGCAATTGGTCAACCGCACCGACGTTGTCACCCTTGACGATGATCGAGCCAACACCGTTCTGCCAGATGTTCTGCTGCATCCCCTGACGCAACGATTCACGGGCGAAAGCCTGCAATGACTCCTGCGGCAACGCTACGCCAAACTGACCGAGGGCGTAGTCCTGCATCTCCTGCACACGGTCGCCAATCTCCTTGGTTGCCGTAGAGCCAGGTGTGCGTTCCTTCAACTCCCATTGACGGATGAAGTCGTTGGTGTTCTTCCACCATTGGCTGGAGCGGATCTTGGCATCAAATCGTGTGCCGTCAATTTCGTTGCGGGCCAACTGGCCGAGAGCCTCATCGACCGTCGGGTCAATGCCGATGTACGCCGCATACGCACCGAACTCACGTTGAATGATCTGCTGCCACGGACGCTTGTCTTTCTTGACATCCGTCGCCCCTTGCGTCACCGACGACGGGATAATGCCAGTCGTGTCCACCGGTGCGGGCGTGGTCGGCTTGCGTGTCGCACGGGCAGCGGGCTTGCGTCGTTCGACATCTGCCATCGTCGCGGCGGTCGGCTGACCAGCCGCTTGTTCCGCCATGCGGAATTGCCCTGCCGTTGAGACACCAGCCCTCGGTGTGGCCGTAGGGCCGACGACAGTCTGGCCAACAGCACCTTGCGCGGGTCGAGGCTGGATCCCTGACGGTGCTTTTTCTGGCTCCGTTGTGGCGAGAGCAATGGCCGCAGTCGTGGACTCTGACTGGCGGTACTGCTCCACCGGCACGTTCTGAGAATCAATCTCACCCTTGAGTTGGGTAGCGATCGTCAGATAGTCGGTGGCATCACCCTTGTACTGAGATGCAAGACTCAATTCCTGCTTGGCCAGTTTGCCCTTCGGACCTTTGGTCAGGTCGGTGTAGCGGTTTGCCACGACAGCACGAAATGCTTTCGCCCGCAACAACTGGACCAACGCCAATTCACGACGGCGCAAAGCGTTACCAATTTCGGTGCTACCGAATGGCACTTTGTCAACATCGACCTGCGCTTGGTCATACATCTTCTGAGCTTCCTTGACGGCCTCTTCGGCCCGTGTCGGAAATGGCCCAAAGTCTTGGCCTGCAAAGAAGTCAACAATCTCTTGCTCTTGCGGAGTCAGTTCGCCTGCAAGTGCCATCAGTATGCCCCCACCAATTTTGCGAGTCGATCAACAGCTTGGATGTACCCGTACGCTTCCGTCTCGCCCGCGTATTTTTCTTTCAACTGGTTCATCACCATCGTCTGCGGGTCGGCAGGCTGAACAACAGCACCACTCATCTTGGACTGATCCTGCTGCTGGTACTTCAACTGCTTGCGCTGGTACAGCTTGGCGAATGCTTCAGCATCCGAATCATCCAGCCGGCGACCAAGCGTCTCGATGGCCACGCGGTTGGCGATGACTTTCAGATCCTCGGCAGATGTCAATGTGTACCGCTTGACCGCACCACCAGTCGGCTGCTCGTCAGGGCGGCCCTTGATCTGGCTCAACAGATCGTTGTAATCAGTCTGCGTCCAGTTTGCCTCAAGCAGCAATTTGCTCACAGCGGCTTCGTCATCCTTGGTGATTCGGTTAGGCGACGGCTTGTCTTTCGTGTCGTAGTAGCCCTTGGCGAACAGCGTGTCACGCAGGTCGTTCCGCAGAACGTCGTTCATGCGGTTGTACAAAATGTCGTACGGGTCGTTGTTCAGGTCGTAATAACCTTCGCGGGACAACGAACCGTCAAGCTTGAAAATGCCAGCCTTTGCCTTGTCCTTACGCTTGTACCCGACCGGAACGCCGTAATACGAGGACTGGTAACCCGTAGACGACTGGCCAGGGGATGCAGCGGCAGCATTGATCGCCTCAAGGATGGCGGCAATATCGTCGTCGGGTGTCTGCCCCATTGGGGTGGCATCGGTTGTCTGTGCTTTTTTACTCGCCACTTGGATCCGTGTCACTTTCTACTTCACGCGCCAGCACCCGATCATACAACCTGACGAAATCTGGGTATTTCTTCACCAGCGCGGTTCCATACTGCCGAAGCAGGTCACGCAGGTCGCCGTCTTTGGCCGAGGTCAGGCTGCTGCGACCACGCGACTCGGCGATGCCCAGCACTTGATCACGAACTGACAGGTAGTTGGCGACAGCGTCACGCACGGGGTTGCCAGCCAACTCTTCGTCCTTGACCGCGTTCTGGAGTTGCGCCAATTGGCGGTTGAACTTCTGCGTGTCAAAAGACTGCAACGTCGCAAAACCTGGGTATTTCTTGCCAAGGGTCGTCCGCAAAGCCTTCAGCAAAGCCCGCTGTTCCTCGGTCCGATTGCCAGGGAACTTGTCGGCTGCCTTCTTGTACACGGCGTTAGCCGCGTTGAACTCAGCCTGGTCAATTACCTCTCGACCAGTCTGCCGTTTCCGCTTACCCTGCGACAACTGGCGGGAAAACACGGCCATGTCCACCGTATTGTCAAACGGCCCAAAGAGTCCGCCGACATCACGGTAACGCTTGATAATCCCGCCGTTCTCGGATTCCCACTTGCCGTATGCCTCGGTAATGTCCAGACCGCCGTACTGGGACTTGGTCTTTGCGCCAAGGTAAGCGACAGCGTCAGGGTAGAGCAACAGGAAGTTTGACACCGCCGTGTCGTAGTCGCCACCCTGCTCGGGATCCTGCAACTTGCGAAGCTCGGAAGCGTAAAACGCGACCGGCAAATCGCCCTGCTCAAACTCGACTGCTGGCCGCGTCGGACCCATGAACTGCCCAAACGACCGCAGAACTGTCAATGTACGGGCGAGTCCGATGGCATCCTCAAACATCCGCTCACGGTCGTTGATGTCGGAAGTGTTGTAGTCGCCACTTGAGTACAAATGCTGGACAACTTCGACATAGGTCTGGCCCATGACGCGGCTGGTGTCGGGGCTGTCCCACACGCCAGAAACGAACTTCTGCAACCACGACGGGATGAACGCTGCACCTCGAAGATCGGGTGTCCCGTATGGCATCAAGAACTTCTGCACTTCATCGGTCTTGGGGACGTTACGCAGGATGACCGACGCAGGGATCTGGGCTACTGGGCCAAGACCAGGCGACAACGAGAAACCCATGCTTAGCGTTTGGATCGGGGCGGTCAGGGTGGCATTGACTGCGCCGGCATCGGATCCGAAACGATTCAACACCGGAACCTTGTTGAGAGCCTGCGAAACGGGGCCAGTCAACAAACCGATGAACTTGTCCGACAGCGGGTAATTGAAAACGTACTGACCCGTCACGGGATCCTTGTAGAAGAAACCACGACCATCGCCGTCAGGGTCGGCCCCCTTGGCTCCTTCGATCATCACATTGGCACGACGCAGGATGCGAGGGTCGCTGACAACCAACTTGGTCCATGTTTGGAGAATCTCTCCCCACGCCTGACCAAACGGTGCGATGACACGGGCAACGTCCGTGAGATTGTTACGGTCTGTTGCGTTGTACAACTCACGCTTGACAGCATCCAAAGCGTGGCCCTTGGCGAACTCGTCCAACTGCTCGAGATTGAGGCGACCAGCGCGGGTGGCATCAACAGCCTCAAGTTTCTTCCACAACGCCTTCGACCCGACGTATTGCTCGGGCTTGATGCCCAGACGTTCCGCTGTCTGTGCTACCTGAGTGCGAAGGGCAGCGATGGTATCGCCCGAAGCCACGGGCAGAATCGTCTCAACCTGTTCCCAGTAACGCTGACGGAACAACGGCGAACGGTCAAGGTAGGCAGTCGTACGACCGAACAACTGACCGAAGAACTTGTCAACCGCGCCATCCATACCCTGCAATGTCCGGCGAGCCGACTCGCTCTGGGAGCCACGGGTCAAACGGCCAGCAGAAACACGCACCTCGTACTTGATTTTGCTGGGCAAGAGCGGAGCCGTGGCTTGATCATCAAGCAGGCCGTTCATCGCCCGCTTGAACGCAGCCGTTGGATTGCGGTTCTCATCCCACGCATTATTCAACAGCACCATGCGGCGGTTGCCCATATCATCAACCGAAGTGACACGACCGTAGGTGACTTCTTCGACGCGACGACCACGCACACGCTTGGCTTCACGCTTGACGACATACACCGTGCCGACATCATCCTTGCCTGGGCTGGTGAAGAACTTGCGAAGATCAGACGTTTCCTTGGCAGTCAACACCAACTCGTCACCGTTGCGGACCAGACCGAATGCGGCAACGTCACGCAGAATGTTGTCCGGCAACGACCCGACCTCGCCAGCCTTCAGGTTGAGGCGACCAGCAACGTAACGGTTGACATAGTTACGCAGGTTCCGCTCATCCAGCATTGAGGCTTGGACGGTCTTGACTGCACCCGTCTCATCCACGAAACGGACACCAGCCTCGAACATTTCGTTGATTTCGTTCCAATGGGTGCGACCTTCTTGGGTTTCCCTGAACCAACGCATGACGGCTTCTTCATCCGCACCACGGGCAAGCATCCGCCCAACCGGATCGTCGTGCAACTGACGCAATTCGTCGGCATATCCTGCGATGTATTCAGTACGATTCGTCTTGGCAGCGGGACGGAAATCGCCTGAACGGATGGCCCGCATCTGGGCAGCAACTGGGTCACCGCCGTAACGATGGTACGAATTACCGATGGCGGCGATGTATTCCTCATGGCTGGCCCGCATGAACTCGTCCAGACTGGCGACTTCTTCAGCCTGCTGGCCACGAACCAAGAACCTGTTCGGTGCATCCAACTGGTATGCCTTGCCGAGAACGTCGCCAGCACCCTTCCATCCCGATGCCCACATGATGTGCTGAATCGGATGCTTGAAGATCGACGTGCGGGACAACAACGTCATTCGGGCCTGTGCCTCGGCGATGTTACGAAGAACGTAACCACCAGTCATCAAGGTGAGCGGTCGCCAAACATCCTGCTGGATGAACTCGAGCATGGCAGCCGGCAACCGCAACTGGCCAGCCATCTCGGGGTTTGACTTGCGAACGCCAGTAATCCAGCCCAAGCGTGACTGCAAACGACGCACTTGGCGCGGGTCTGGCAGGTAGAGGTGACGCGACAGCATCTCGGAACGCAGACCAGGCGAAGCCAACACGCCACCCGTCGGAACCAATTCGCCACCTTCGTTCGGCAACAAAGCCTTGCCGAAACCGAAGTCGGTGACATTGCCCGCTTCGTCAATAGCGTAGAGCGACTGCTCCGAGATGTTGCTGTAGTAGGAGTTGAGTAGTTCGTCTGCCAAGTCACCGTCAATGCCAGAACGCACCAGACCCTCACGAACCATCCCACGGAACTTCTCAGCGACTTGGTACAGATCGGCTCGGGCCGTACCACGCGGGGGCAGACCAACCGACTTGAAACGCTGTTCGATTCCGTCAAGACGTGTCTGTGCTTCTTCCAATTGCTTAGAAATGGCGCGGGCGACCTTGAGCGATTCGCCTTCCGTGCCGGACAAAGCCAGACCGATCATCGCATTGACTTCGTCCTCGCTATAGCCAGCCAACTCATCAATGCGGCCAGCCAGCGCATCCTCAACAAACTCATCGACGGCATTGTCCAGACGACGTGCGTTCAATACCGACAACACTTCGGTGTTGCGAGTCGCTTCAAGGACATCCTCAAAGCTCGCTCCACGAAACTCACGGCCAAACAAAGTGACGGGGTCAAGAAGATCGCCGGCATTGCCGTAGACCTTGACGGAGGTGACGCGGGTTTTCTTGCCTTCTTTGACAGCCCGTGAAAAGAACGGACGCAATGTGTCAATGATGTCGGCGTTGCGAGCAAACTCTTCGGCGAATTGGGCGATGCTCATTTCCGCACCCGACGTGAACGTCATCGCATTGAGAGCCTGGTCAATGCCTTGCAGGAAGTTCTTCGTGCCACCACGGTAAGTACCCATGCCTCTGTCACGGGCCGATTCCCCGAACTTCACCCACCCGCGACGGCTGAACTCCTGCACTCGACCGCCGAGAGCATTGACAAGATCGTCAATCTCCCCACCGAGCCGATTGCCGAAACGGTCAAACTTGCCCCTAGCGTTACGAACGCCGACCTTTAGGCTTGTCGTCGGGCGAAGTGTTTGGCCATCTAAACCAATGCCAGCCTGTTCCATCCATCGGACAGCAGAGTCAAAGACGTTCCGCAACTGGCCCAATTGGTTCGGCTGACGCAACCATTCACGCAACGAAGCGCGGGTGAAGTCAGTCTTTGTCGCAGACGGACCGAATGTGGACGCGACGAAACCCTCGGCAACTGCCCGCTGCGACACCGCAGTCGATTCGTCCTGAAGCGCAATTAGATCCTGAAACGCAGCACGATGCTCGTCGTCCAGAGCGGATTCGGCAGCAGACTGCAATTTGGCGATCCGCTCCGACTTGACCTGCGGATCCATCACCCCCGTGAATGCTCGAGCGAACTCTTCGATCACCGGCGCGCGTTCAGCCTCCGTGTAGCCAGTCGAACGCAACCAACGATCCACGTTTTCAACGGCTTCGTCAATGCCACGATCCGATGCCCGCAGCGAAATGGCACGGGACGGCATCTTGTCGAACAGTTTCGTAATGCGTGAACGCTCCGAAACCGACGGCTGACCAGTAAAAATCGACTTGTATTTGATGTCGTCAGTCTTGATAAGACCCGACTCAAGTCCGAGACGTGGGGCCAATACGGCTCGCACGTCCTCCACCGTCTTGGCATCGGTCAATGCCAACTGGGTGCGGGTGGAAACATTCGGCAGAATCTTGCGTGTATCAGCAAGTGTCGCAGTCTCTGCCAATTTCTCGGTAACGCGACGACCAGCACCAGAGTCCAGCCAGTTACGGGCCTTCACCGGATCCACGTTGCGGGCAGTCGCATACACACCGCCAGCAGCAGTCAGCGCATCTTCGGCTTTTGCCGCACCCGTAATGCCCTCAATGACATCGTCGGCAAGCGGCAAAATCTTGCCACGCGGCCCCCAGCTAGTCAGACCAGCCCCTTCAGCCCCCACTTTCAACCCAGTTGGCACAAGCTTGTTCAACGGATCAAGTGTGATCACCGACGCGGCATCGACCAAACCCGACAAAATGTTGTACGCCTCAGACCCAGGTTCTGCAACGAGGGAAGCAGCACCACGACCAGGAGTCCAAGCCTGCCCACCAACCGTGCCACGGTAACGCCTCGCACGATCCGCTTGATTCTTCTGCGCCTCGCCACCGATGAAGTAACCCGAGCCAGACTTCTCGCCATCCTTGATCAGCGATCCGAGCGATGTCGAAACAAAGAAACCGTTCGCTACGCCTGGGTCACCGCCCGCAAAGACCTGACTGGCCACGTTGACACCAGCCTCATACGGCAACGCCAATGCAGCGGTAGCGTATTTGACACCGGTACGGAACGCCCCACCGATACCTTTCGGTTTGTCGGCTGCGGCGATGCGGGCCTGACGTTCCGCAGACCCGTTGACCAGACGCTGCGCCTCGGCTTTCGCCACAGTCTCAATCGTCTGCTCGGAAGCGTTTGACTTGGCAAGCGACAATGCGACACCAGGAGTGATATGCGGGTACAAACGGTGGATCGCACCGGCACGATTCGCAGTCTCAAGCGTGTTGCGCTGTTGCGCTAACTTCTTCTGTCGCTCTTCTTCGTATTTGAGAGCCGCTTCTTCGTCACGAAAATCCGCAGCAAAGGGCATCAGATACCGCCGTCACGGAATGCGCTGATCAGATCCGCAAGATCGTCGTTCGGATACATTGAGTAGATCATCTGCAACTCGTCCATGACAGGGTTCTGAGGCGCAATGTACTTCGGAATACCAGCCTGCATCGCATTGCGACCAGGGCCGAAGTCAGCACCATCGGTGATCGGACGGTTGTTCTCGCTCGCACGGAACAAATCACCCGCTTCACCAGGCACAGGACGCGGCCTTGCACGTTCAGCAATCTTCTGAGCCTCAACCTGCGCCGGCGATGCACCCATCGGAACGGCCCTCTGCGCTTCCATCTGGCGTGTCGCCTCACCGTAGGTCTGGCCTTTTGCGGCCTGACGGGCAATCTTTGCGGCGGGATTACGCAGATCAGACCGATTTGCGTACGACTCGACGTTTGACATTTAGGCAGCACCCCCAAGTTGAGCCAACAATGCTTCGATTCCCTGCGGACCAGCAGGTGCGGCAGCCACTTCGGGCGGCGGCGCAACCGGCATTTCCGCACCCATACCAGGCATCGCCAAACCAGGCATCGTCTCAGGTGAACCCTGCGGAGCCTGCTGCGCTTGACGTTCCTGCGCGCGTTCGTTCGTTTTACGCACCGCCTCGTACAGGCTGACGTTCTGTTCGACAACAAGCTGCGTCAGATACGCAAGATCGTCCGGCTGGTACGGACCCTGCGGATTCGCAGCCTGCTGCTGGATGCTTGCCAGCAACGCAGCCTCAATACCTTCCGCCGTGATGCGATCTGCCTCAAGTTCGGGGTCTGCGATCAGCGGATCTGCTTCACGCGCCGACTCTTTTGACATCAAACCCGTGCCGAGACGCTGACCCAGACCGACAATCAGACTGTTCACATCAGTTCCCGACGCGGGGTAAGTGACATAGTGGAAGTCCGACTCCCACAACTTCTCTGCCGTGTAGTCGGTCTTGCCAGCATTCTTGTGACCGGCGATGAAGAACGACTTCGGCTGGCTACCCCAGTACGCTTTTTCGATAGCGATGGCGATGCGATCCTCTTCAAGCATCGATGACTCAAACGTCGCTTGTGCTTCCTGCACACGGAAGTCAACCGTTGCCGACAACACCGACTCGCCACGACGACCGGTACGGATGTTCGTACCCGATTCGCCGCCAAACTCGGCAGGGATCGCACCCTCAAGACGTTCCTGACGTTCGATGCGGTCAAGAGCGATGTCGGTTTTGTAGCCAGGGTTTGTCTGCAACTGCTGGATGTCGCCACCCTTGACGATACCGAGCTGGCCGATCTTGCCGTCAGCGACCTGAATGATCTCAGGGTTCTCAGCAGGACGCGCAACGAGATACTCGTCGGGGAAAATGCCACGCTCAATGGCGATTTCGGTCAATGCCTGCAACCTCGCGCGGGTGTAGTACATACCCAACACGCCGTCAAACTGGCCGCGTGGACGATCAAGCGTGATGCGCTGCGGAACAACCGCCAACGGCATACCCGTACGGTTGATCACACGCTCAAGTTCCATCACTTCGAGAACACCCGTGATGTTTATTCCGAAACTCTTTTCTTCACCCAAAACGCAAAGAACGATCTCGTCGTAGGAGACGTACTCAAGGAGGACAAACTTGGTGTCAGGGCGGACTTTACCCATCCGCAGTTTGCCGGCCACGATTCCGCCGTAATTGTCGAACAACCATTTGGCTGTTTTGGTGTAGGTGAAAATGCAGTCATAGGGAACAGGGTTGTCTGGATCCTCGTCGGGGCAAGGGAAGGTATCCAGCGGGTTGCGGACGTGCCACGTCGGGATAAGACGCTTGAAATCAGGCTTGATCACGACCGGAGCAGAAGAGTATGCGAGCAAGTGCCTCGCACGACGCTTCATCTTCATCTTCATGCGGTTCTGATCCCAGATCGACAGCATTGCCTTCTTGCGGGTGCGAGCCATCTCTTTCGCCCGCTCGGATCCTTCGCGCAGCGGCGGGAAATACGGCGACGGCATAGTCGAAGAAACACGCATCGACATCTGGTCAAGACCAGTCACCAAAAGGTTTGCAACCGATGCCTTCGCGTTGCGATCCAACTCATTCAACGGTATGACAACATCGCCGTTTGCCAACTCACGCACGTCACGCATCTGTTGAAGCACCGGCCCTTGGGCCTCAAGACGCTCCCTGTACAGCGCAACAATCTCTTCTGCTGTGATCATTTACCGACGCTTTCAGACATGGCCGAAAAAATCATACACTAGACAGCCAGCCACGTCGGTCGCCATTGACGCGGCGGTGCTTTCAGCGGACGCAACTGCGGTAGGTGCAACTCGGCAAACCAATGCGCCATGACAAGGTCAGTACCCCGCTTCTTGTCGCGGGTCCAGGTACACATCTCGTCCACAAGAGCCATCGTTTTCCAGTTCTCCACCATCGTCGGCAGCCGGATCGACCCTGAACGCCACAACGGAGGCAGCAAAGCCTCGACACCCAACGACTCGTCCAGCTTGTTCCGCGATGTGGTGTGCGGAATCACGTTCACTTGATGCAAAGCCTGCCAACGACGCACGAAATCGTGGGCCAACAGATACCGCTGGGCCGCGTTGATCTCAATGATCCAATGGGTGATCGGGTAGCCCAAGTCAACAGACCGGTTCTGCCACTCTTCCATGATCCCCGAATACTTCCCCGAAGCCACGTCGTAGCCCAACAACTCTTCGGCGGTCATCTTCGGACGCTCGAGGTCAATCAGATACCGCAGGTTCGTCTCGGGCTGGAACAGCCACCACTCAACACCCCAAAAGTTCTGGGCGGACGGGTCAACCGAAGCCACCGAAATGATCGGCGGATGCAGATACTGGGGGATGTGACCAGGTCGGCGGCCACGATCAATACAGCCTGGGTACTCAACACCGTCCTTGCCGACCCCACCCACCGCATGGACACGGTCGATCAAGGCTTCTTCGATGTCAATGTCCTCTTGCTGGTACACCACCCGAAACTTGTTCGGATTGGAGTGCCGAATGTATGACAGATCCTTCCACGACAAACGGAACGGATCCAACAACGGACCCTCTGGCCACGCCGGTGCGTCCTTACGCCGCGACTCAGGCCCAGTATCCAGTTCCTCGTAATACGCTTTGTAGACGATGTGGTGATACTTCTGATGCTTGGTCGGTTCCCGCTCGGCCCGCTTCGACACATCCGTAACATCCGAACCGTCATACCCGTCCTCGTCTAGGTCGTCGTAGGTGTACTTCGCCAAACAATGGGCGTACAAGTCATTGCTCGAAAGACGCTGACCGATCACCACCAACAAACCACCTGGATCGACGCGGGCCTCGGCCATCGAATCCCACCGCTCGATCAGCTTGTCGCGGGAAGCAGAATCCTTCGCGTTCTCCGTCGTCGCAACGTCGTCATACAAACACAAGTCGGCGCGGTGACCAATGAACTCCGAATCAATACCGTACGCGGCAACAGTCGGTTCCTTGTTGTCCAACCCACCGATATCCAACTGCTCGACAATGAACTCTTCGGCTCGCCACATGGAGCCGGCAGCAGCAGGCTTGAACCGCCCATAATCCGTAGCCAAACACCCCTCGGCATTCAGAGCCATACCCTTCTTCACTAACTCAGGGTCAGGCTTCAGAGGGTACGACCGCTCGAGAGTTTCACGAATACGCCGCGAATACTGCTTCGCCAGTTTTTCTGTGTTCGACCCGATCAGCACACGGATCCCACGGTTGCGGACAATCGCCCACACAGCGACATCATGGAACAACGTGGACTTGCCAGCACCAGGCGGACAATTCAGAACAAGATGTTCCTTCTCCTGCGACTCCAAATACTGAACAATCTTGTACGCCGCTTCAACCTGCCACGGTGACGGGACACGACCGAGGTACACCCGTCGGAAATAGTCAAAATCCTCCAACCCCTTCTTTGCCCTAGTAGACAACCGAGAAGCCGGAATAACAGGCGGCAGACCATCCTCCACCTCCTGCACAATCTTCAGCGCAGTACGGTTGTAGTCCTTCGCTTTCGCCTGCACCTCATCAAACTCAGCGATCTTCGCCTCAGCAACAGCTTTACGCTTCTGAGCATCCCAACGCTGACCCGTGTTGTAGTTGATCCCCGCAACCTTCGAGGACTCCTTGATCGTCAAACCAGAAGCCCGAGCCTGCCAAAACCTCGCAACATCCTCAACCGGAACTTGTCTCTTGCCCATCAGAAACCCCAATCGTAATACAGCACAATACTCCGTTGTTATCCGCTAGCGTGGAAACCATGAAACTTCTCAAACCAGCCACACTCATCACCTACCTTGCAACAATCCCCTTCGCCAACTGGCTCATCAGTAACGTCGGATCGCAACAATTCCCCAACGGCCCACACACAATACCAGTTGGCTTTGGCTACGCCGCTCCCAGCGGAGTTCTCGCCATCGGCATTGCGTTATTCGCTCGAGATTTTGTTCAAGAAAATTACGGTCGAAAAATAACATTCGTCGCCATTGCGATCGGTGTCGCTCTTTCATACACAATCAACCCAGCAGTCGCCACAGCATCGGCAATAGCTTTCGGGATTAGCGAACTTGCAGACCTAACGATCTACACAACAATCCGCAAACGGAATATCGTTGCGGCAGTCACAATTTCTGGAATTATTGGTGGTATTGTTGATTCTCTTCTGTTCTTGCAAATCGCATTTGATTCAACGATGTTCTGGCAAGGACAAGTCATCGGCAAAACATACATGGCGATTTTGGGTGGAATCCTAATTTGGAGCGGACGTGGTTTATCTAACCGGATGTTTGCCGGCAAAACAGCACTTGCGTGAAGCATTAGAACGTCACGGAATTGGTCTGCTCGCAACACCTTATTCGCAAAGGTTGGTGCCAGACCAATGGATTTGGGCAGCAGACAACGGTTGTTTTGGCTGTAAATGGGACGAACAAACTTGGCTACGTTGGCTTGATTCAAAGCCCCGCACAGCCCTTTTTGCCACAGTCCCAGATGTTGTCGCCAACCACATTGAAACTGTCAAGAGATGGCATCGATACGGGAATCTGGTTCGTAGTATGGGCTTCAAAGCGGGATTCGTATTACAAGACGGAGCCAGAGAACTGCCCTGGGACGAAATGGATGCGCTATTTGTGGGTGGATCAACAGAATACAAACTGTCTGAAGAAGCCCACAATTTTGTTCAAGAAGCAAAACAACGCGGAAAATGGGTTCACATGGGTCGAGTGAATTCAAAACGCAGAATCGCAATAGCCCGCGAATGGGGATGCGACTCAGTTGACGGCACATTTCTTGCATTCGGCCCAGACATAAATACCCCAAAGCTCATCAAAATGATGGAACCAGACCTACAACTTTCATTATTCAGAGATAGTCGCATCTGACATTTCAGGTCTGCTACCTTGCAGCCGCAATCGATCAAGACCTCACCGCTGGGAAGCAGGCGAGGCAAGCACGACCCTTACCCCACTCACAAAGCATGGGAAGTGGGATGGGTACAAGTGGCCGGTAACGGGGACCGCCCTCCCATGCACAAACGCCTGCAAGCGAACCTAGTACCGAGACAAAGAACGGAGACTTGCAGATACGTCGAGGGGGATGAGAAACAAAACGGTGTCGGCTAAAACTCTTGGTCACGGCCACCGGTCACTAACTGTGACAAAGCGTGGGGGGGACTAAACAGCTGTGCCTGCAACTGGCCTGGTGGCTCCCGCCCTCGCTGCCGCTCGGTTGGGCTGACGCGCCGCTGACGCGGCTTGTCGGCAGAGAGGTGAGGTTGGATCGACCCACAAGCCAGACGCTGCGAGTGCCGGATTGTTGCACAGCCAAGTTGTAAACCCGACCCAGCCGTGTGACATTCCACGATGCGGAATAGCAACACATATCGGGAAGGAGTAATACCCCCTACCCGCCCGCGCGTGGCTCGGCAGACCCCCAGTCGAGAGGGTGCCGGCTCGCTCGTTTCTGCCCGCCCATAACAGCTCTTATGTAAAATGGCACGGTCGCTGACAAAACATTGCCCGAAATACCCCCCTCCCGCACCCCATACGGCCAAAAAACACCCCCCACCCTGGGCAAGTTCGACCCGCCCACCCGCTTGGCCGTCGGTCCCGCCTACGTTCTCACCGTCTCACCGACGTTCTCGCCCGCTATCCGGATCTTCGCACCGCTCGACCGAGCCACCAAGCCCCACCCCTAACCCAACCCGACCAACCCGCCAACCCTCTCAGCCCGCTGACACGCCCACACACGACCGAGCCAGAACCGCCGACCCACCTACCCCCACACAACAAGAAACCCCCCCGCCCGAAGGCGAGAGGGTTCCCCGTAGTTGTATGACGTTACAGAACTAGCACACTTGCCATGTCCACCCGTAGGTAACGAACTCACCCCCGCCGATGTCGTGGACCTGATCGGACACGTCTCCGAACTCTGCCCGCTCGCACTCTGCCACCAACGTGGCAACTTGCTCCGCCGTGAATACTGGCTGAACGAATCCGTTCCACGTCTCGCCCATGTTCAGCAAGTGCGAACACTCAACCGTTAGCACGTCATCGATACAAACCTTCATTTATTGCCCCTTCCGTAGTTGGTATGTATGACAATACAGACGACCGCTACCACTAGTCAAGTCTCACCCGATCAGACGACACCCACGCCCGACCCCGACCCTGGGCAGGCTCCACCAAGTAGTCAACCCGACCGAACACCCGCCGAGCGTCATGCACAACCACCCGCACCGAGAGAGGGACTCTGTCCGCCGTGAGATCGAGCAAACCACCCCGACCGATCACCGCTCCAAGTTCCGCCACCGTCACGACCTAACCCCCGCGTCAAAGCTCACAACGCTCGCCGGCACACCTTGTGCAGCATCGAAGAACCCCGAGAACGTGACCGAATACTTGCCCACCTTCCGAGGCAACACGTCAACACGCCCGCCCCATGTATGCCAGTCAGCCAGGGCCAACCGCACGACATCGCCGACCGTCTCGACCCCGTCGCCGTTTATCGCCTCCCGAGCCTGACCGTGAGCCAGAACGAACACAGGCCCGTTACCGTGCCATTCGTACGCATACGCCGACCCCGTCGGCGAGATCGTCACCGACAACCCCGCCAGAACGACATCGGCCCGAGTTAGTGCGTCGAGTTGCTCCGCACCCGCCAAAGAATACGCCCCGACCGTGTCGCCCGCCTCCGGAACGTGAACCGACAACGATCCACACAACCGACACGCACCGACAGACTCGGAAACCTTTCCACACCTGAAACATTCCACCAACATGGCCTAACCCCTTTTCTCTTGTGAAACCGACGGCCACACGACCGCCAGAAATGACAAACCCAGACCGACGAACACGCCGACCCAACTACCCCGCCCAGCGTTAGCCGAGTCAAACGCCCGCCCCGCCGTAACGATCCCGCCGAACCACAACGCCCACCGCATGGGCAACACAACCCACGACGGCACACGTTGAACCTTCCGCACCCGTGGCGGATTCTTCCACCCATTCGCCACCGCAAAACACGACGGACAAACCCGCTCCGCCATGAAATAGCACCAGTCCGAAGAATGACACCGATCCCCGCACCTTTCGCACCTCATGCCGACACCCCCCGACGCACTTGGAGCCGTTGCCACGTCGCCGACGTACCCGCCCCGCCATGCCGTAAAAAAGCGATGTCACGCACCCGTGACCCTGGGAGACACGCCGAACACGACGCACACGCCCCCACCGTAGGCCCGTGATCGAGCGAGGCCCGCCGACCATCAGCCCCGACGACGTACGACGGCCCTAGATCGTCGTCAGCCCACACGCCCGACGCAGGACAAACCAACCCCGTCACCTTCTCACCCCGCACCGAATCCACAACGGCCCGAAGTAGTGCCAATTCGGCCCGATCCTTAGCCAAATACGCCACCGGCAAACCGTAACGCTCCGCCGAAACCGAATGCGTGCCGACGTTGTCAGCATCGACCGACACGAACCACCGAGCATTAGCGGGCAACGATGACCGCCCGAAAAGGTTCGTTAGGTATCTCACCGAGCGTGTATAGCCCCAAAACGAAACCGACGGCCTCGCCCGCTGAACGTCCCGCACCGCCGACGCAAACCACGGAGCGAAAAGATCACCCGACGACAACCACCGAAACGACGGAGACACGACACCCGAGGCCACTTGTAACGCCGTCGAACGATCTACCAACGCCGTCAGCGCATCCACGACCGCCCCCTGCCCGTATTCCTTCAACCGTTCAAGCGTTGCCAGATTCCGAGAAACCATCTCGGCGAATTGCCCAAACGGCCCGCCCTCCATCCGTGCCGCATAACACGACAGACACGCATTAGGCGAGAATTGCGGACAGGTTCCGCCGATCTCGACAGGCCCCGAAGGAAGGCCGAAAGCGTTCGGGATGATCGAGACAGGCCGACGACCTTCGCCCCAAAACCCCGACGGCCCCGTTTTTGCGTCCGCATGAAGTTGTAACGGCCCCGCAGGAGTCTCAACCCGCACCCTAATAGGCCGATCCGATAGGGCCACCGTCGCAACGTGTGCCGACCTTTTCGCCGTCGCCGTACTCATGCCACGCCCCCAAGATCCCGACCCGATGCCCGCACAATGTCGGCGATGTCGGCGAGCGTGTCCGCCTCCGCCGTGCCGTCGTTGCCAATTCTGGCCCGAAGAAGTTCGGCCACCTGGTCGAGCGTGAACGTGTCCGCCTCCGGAGACGGCACTACTACCCATTTACCTTTTCTCATGCTTGCCCCTTCTGGCCGACCCGATGCCGACCACCTGGAGATTATGCCTCAGGCGTATGACACTTACAAGTAATGACGTTATGAACACAACTAACCCCGTGGCTTACCTACGTTGCCACCTTCGCCGATCCGTAAAGCTTGCCCGATAATGCCCGCATGACCCGCCCCGCCGAAATCGATCAGACCCGAGCCACGCTCGCCGAGCGTCTCGCCGTCACCCTCGGCGGACCGATGACACCCCCACGCCACCCCCAAACTACCCCGCTAGTTAGTTGCGCGACACAAACAACCACGACCACCACCCCCCACCTGGGGACGACCGGTGCGGCCACCCTCGAGGTGGCGGGGGATTTTCACCACTAAGGGCGAGCCGCCCGATTCGGTTCACCTCTAAGGGCGAGCCATAGAAATGAGACACACAATGCGTGGTAGTCTCACCCGCTGAAGCCCCGCGCCGTCAGGTATCCCCTTCCCTGTTCAGGCTGCGGGGCTTCGCCTTTTCCTGCGAAACTGCACCAGCAAGGCATCACGCTTGGAGAAGTTGCAGGCTCGGCAACATGACTCGAGATTCCCCACCGAATGACGGCCACCCTTAGCTATCGGGACACGGTGGTCGATGGTGTCAGCGGGCAGACCGCAGATGTAGCAGGGTCGCCGGCGCAGCTTGCGAATGTCGGCCTCGGTCACCAGAAACACCCCGTTTTCTTTCAGCCTGCGGTCACGTTTCATGCGTCCTGCATGAACCCGATCACGGTGTCGTTTGCGATACGCCGCCATGTCAGCACGGATCTTGTCCCGATTCTCGGCCCGATACACCCGCTTGTATTCCTGACGCTCTTCACGATGCGTCTCGGCGTAGCGTCTAGCTTGCTCCCTCGAACGCTCCAAGTTCTGGGTCCGGTAAAGCCTCAAGTAGTGACGATTGCAGAGTCCCTTGCCCTTGGCGGGCAGGCTGCACTCGGATTCGCTGCAATTCCCTCGCCGCTTGCGCGTCACGATCAGATTGTAGACCGCGCCGTTCCCTCGGTGTCAGGCCACCCCACATCCCGAACCTGCGGGGCTGCTCAAGTTCGTTCCGCATCGCCTGCTCGAGGCATTCTTTCTGCACCTCGCAGGTTTCGCACAAGGCTCGGGCCTCCCGAAACGCCACCCTGTCGCTGATCCCCACCAGGTCTGGGAAGAACACGGTGCCGGCAACCCCGACACAGTTCCCCCGACGCATCCATCTAGGTCTTTCGATCATTCCTCGGATCCCCTTTGACTAATCACTTCCGCTAAACCATTCGTGCCAGGAAACAGATCATCAATCACATCGCCTTCTTCCCAGCCGATCATGTCCAATACCCAGTTGTAGAACGCAGCCGGCTTCGCACCAGGCAGACCCTTTCGCATGGCGATAGGACAAGCCATCCAATCTCGAGTCATTGGCCTGCGATGCCTCATGTCCCGACCCCCCCCCAGAACCACAGGTTCCCATGCGTACTGCACAGAAACATTGACGCGGATCTGATGAAACGTCTTAGTCCATGCACAAACCCGCACCGAATCAGGTAGAGCGGGCAGCACCCACCGCAGGTCTTTCGGGTTGCATGACAAGGCCCAACCATCTGGGTATTCATCGACAAGCCGTGCCAACAAATCCAAATGCGCTTGGACATTGTCGTATTCGTCCGCGTTCTCATGAAACGGTGCGTATCGTCGCTTGCCGTTGCCGAGATAGGGCGGGTCAGCGTATGCGAACTTCATCTTTTCCCCTTGCTTTCTTCCGCTGTTTCGTGTTCATCTGGTCATAACGCCGCGCGTTATGGCAGTCGCAGGCACAGAACGCCGTGTCCTCGACGGACCAGACGGTCAACGCCCGCGTGACTGTCCCGCAATGCTCACACATCCGATTCAATTTTGTTGATCTGCTCGGCGATCCATTGCGCCACCGGCGAGGCTACACCGTTCCCGCACATCTTGTAGCGGGTCGTGTCGCTGTTCGTCTTACCGTCGGCTCGATGCAGGGTGTGGTCATCGGGCCAGCCCATGAGCCTCTCGCATTCGGTTGGTGTTAGTCGTCGTACCTGCATCGGTTGCCCTTCTGCCACAAACGGCACGTTGTTCCCTCCTGTACCCATGCGATTCTTTAGGCACGGTGTTATCTCGTCGTCGTACACTCGCACGTCATTGACCCGTGTCCCATCAAGAATCAAAATATGTGGCTCATTATCACCACGATGTGATTCTGCTCTCAAGGTAGGCACTACTCCTTCCCACGCACCGCCACCCAACCGAACCATTGTCCCTGGCTGGAACACAATGACAACCGTTGCCCGACTGTCGCCGGTGTTGTCGAATGCGTTCAAGGTTGGTGACACCCCCCCCC